ACCATCATTGAATTGAATAAGTACATAGGAAAATTGCAGAAAGAGATAGGAGTATTGTCATCATCCAAGGAAAACTTGTCCTCGGAGACCAATAAACTTCTCGCATTGCAAACACAATTAGCAGAGTTAGAATCCAAAAAGAAATCGTTAATAGAAGAAAAGACATATCTTGAAGCGGCCTCTCTGTTGTTAAAAGATACTGGAATCAAAACAAAAATCATTAAGCAATATTTGCCTATCATAAACAAGATGGTAAATAAGTATCTAGCATCGCTGGATTTCTTTGTGAATTTTAATCTTGATGAATCGTTCAAAGAAACAATCAAGTCTCGCCATCGTGATGAATTCAGCTATGCATCTTTTAGTGAGGGTGAGAAACAGAGAATTGATATGGCACTCATGTTGACATGGAGAGCGGTAGCAAAACTTAAGAATTCTACGAATACCAATTTGTTGATTCTAGATGAGGTGTTTGATAGTAGCCTAGATAATAATGGCACAGAGTATTTGATGACAATTCTTCAAATGCTTGAAGATGTTAACTTGTTTGTGATATCACATAAAGGTGACATACTGCAAGATAAGTTCCGAAATTTAATTCGGTTTGAGAAGGTAAATAATTTTTCAAGGATAGTAAAATGAATGATGATGATATTTTAGTTATTAATACGGAGTCTAAATCTCCAACCAAAGTCGTAGAAGAAAAAATTCTACCATTACCTATTCTGACAGAAGGTAATCCGTTACTAAGAACACCAGTTGAAGAATTTGATATGTCTCAAATTATGCAACCAGAGATTCAAAAATTTATCAAACAATTGAAGTTGACAATGCATACCTATAATGGTGTTGGGTTGTCAGCTAATCAATGTGGATTTAAATTCAGAATGTTTGTGATTGGTACAGACCAATTTCAAATGGTTTGCGTCAATCCAAAAATCATTGATGTTGATGGTGATCCAAAACTAATGCGTGAAGGTTGCTTGTCGTATCCAGCATTGTTTGTTGGTGTACCTAGATATGAAGGTGTTCTTGTAAATTACTATGATGAATATTCACAGCCAAAAGAGTTGTGGTTGCGTGGTATAACAGCACAATGCTTTCAGCATGAACTAGAACATCTTGATGGTAAAGTATTCCTTGAGAAAGTTAAGCCTCTTGCTATGCAGATGGCAAGAAAACGTCAAACAAAATTAATTAAGAAAATTGTGAGGCATTCAAAATGAGCGATATAAAAGTTGATGAAACTACCGAGTATGAAAGTTGTCTTGATTTTGAGAGTGATGATATCAATGATGTTTCCAAATTCATGGATGGTGAACAAACGCAAGAAGAAAAACTTCCTGTAGTTGAAGTTGATGATTCATTGCTTACCAGAGACCAATTCTTTAAGAAGTATTGGAAAGGTATGCCAACTTTTGACCAGAATGATAATCCTCCATGGAAACAACTGTATGTAAACTTCCGAAATGAAGAAGATTATAATGCGTTTGCTAAGTTGATTGACCAAGGATTAACTGATAAGAGCAAAAGTATTTGGTATCCAAAACTTGACATTGAAGAAAACTCCTTGAATCGTTGGATTGTAGAATGATTAACCCTAAGTATCCAGTTTATATTATCTCTAAAGGTCGGCATGAATCCATGTTGACCTCTCGTTCTCTCGCACGTATGAAAGTTCCTCATTACATTGCAATTGAACCACAAGACTTAGACAACTATGAGAAAGCACTGGATGAATTTAAGATTCGTCCATATGTGACATTGCTGGTTGCACCATTCAGTAATCATGGTGATGGACCAGGTCGTGCTAGAAATTGGTGTTGGGATCATGCGATTGAAATTGGTGCCGAAAAGCATTGGGTACTAGATGATAACATTTCTGATTTCTACCGATTGAATCAGAACAAACGTTATCGTGTTGAATCTGGCGCTATCTTCCGAGCCGCAGAAGATTTCATTGACCGCTTTGAGAATGTGCCAATCTCTGGCTTTCAGTATCGTTTCTTCATTGCACCAAATTCAAAGTATCCACCATTCGTAACTAACACACGAATCTATTCTTGTTTGCTAATCTCCAATGATTGTAAACATCGTTGGCGTGGTCGGTACAATGAAGATACTGATATCTGTCTCCGCGTATTGAAAGATGGTGATTGCACTATTCAATTCAATGCATTCTTGCAAGGCAAGGCGGCTACACAGACAGTTAAGGGTGGTAACACCGAAGAATTCTATCATAAAGAATTTGCAGATGCTGATGAAAACTTTAAGAAGACTGGTTACAACAGTAGTGGTACAATCAACAAATCACAGATGCTTGCAGACATGCATCCAGATGTTGCAAGAGTTGTTTGGCGTTATGGTCGTTGGCATCATTATGTTGACTACAATCCATTCAAGGTAAACAAGTTGCGAATGAAAGCTGATGCAATAGTTCCAGAAGGCAACAACGAATATGGAATGAAGTTGATTCGTAATTGGAAACCAGATTGATGAGTATTGTTGATGAAATAGGCAAAGAGAGTCTAAAGCGGTATCTTGAAAACTGCGCTAAGGTTGCAGACATAGATATTGAGGCGGCATTCAAAGTCACATTGAATTGTATGAAAGCGCATGATGGCGCAATCATACCAGATGATGATATGCGTCAAATGAAAGACCTTGAGAATAGATGGTATGCATCATTGGAAACAGGAACGCCAGACTATTCTGTTTACTCTGATGCTTATTATTTCTGCGAAGTATGGATGTGTTGGTCAAAATATTCCAGAAGGTATCTCAAAGAAATCAATTCACCAAAGTCTATGTTTGGTAAAAGTATAGTTGAATACATTGGTAATGTTGACAATGTGGTTGACTTGGGATGCGGTTTCGGTTATACTACAGTTGGTATGAAAGAATTGTTTCCGAACTCAAATGTCTATGGTACAAATCTAAAAGATAGTTACCAGTATAAGATGGCAACAGAGTTGGGCGACAAACACAATTTCAAAATCATTGAAAATCTTACACAAGTTGAAAAGCCAGGAACAAGTTTGTTTTTTGCTTCCGAATACTTTGAACACTTTGACAGACCGATTGAGCATTTGATTGATGTGATTGAACAAGGCGCACCAACTTATATGTTGATTGCTAACACATTCAACGGAAGAGCCATTGGTCACTTCAATCAATACAAAGATGGTACCGAAGTCTATGATGGAAAACAAATGGGAAGATTGTTCGGAAAGACACTCAGAAAATATGGATACGAAAGTGTTACCACAGATTGTTGGAATAATAGACCCGCATTTTGGCAAAAGAAAGATAGTTGTTTTTTGACAACATAATACTTTAGTAGTACTTGACATTCGTTCTGGTCCTGATATACTTGTATCTGTAGTTAGAAGGAACACCATGCAGTTTACCCAAGAATCCAAATCTCAATTAGCCAAGTTGATGGCTACCGAAAACCTCACCGTTGAGCACCGCAAAGTATCCACGGCTTCTTTTAATCTTAAAGACCGTGTTCTTACCCTTCCAGTCTGGAAAGATATGTCTGGCGAAATGTATGATTTGCTGACAGGTCACGAAGTTGGTCACGCATTAGAAACGCCAGAAGAAGGTTGGCACAATGCAGTTATGGGCACTGGCAAATTTGATAAGAATTTCAAAAACTTCCTGAATGTGGTTGAAGATGCCCGCATTGAGAAAAAAGTCAAACGCCGTTTTCCTGGCTTACGTCAATCGTTTGTCAAAGCATACGGTCAACTATTAGAAAAAGATTTTTTCGGTATCAAGTACCGAAATGTCAATGCTTTGCCTTTCATTGACCGCTTAAACCTTTACACTAAAGGCGGTGTTGCATTGGGCATTCAATTCAACAATGAAGAAACCAAAATGTTAGCCGATGTTGAATCGTGTGAAACATGGGAAGATGTTGTCCGTATTACCGAAGCAATTTTTGACTATTCAAAAACCGAACAAAAAGAATTGCAACAAGAAAAAATTCGCCAACTGAATTCATTCTATGATGATGAAGATGGTAATTATGAAACGGACATGGACAGCAATGATGATTCTTCTAATGATGAAGAAGAAAATCAGGAAGATGGCCAACCTCAAGATGGCAAAACTGAAAAAGAATCATCCGATGGTGAAGATACAAAAAAATCTGAATCTGGTAAATCTGATTCCGATTCCGAAGAAACCTCGGAAGAACAACCAGAGAAAAGCAATACTATTAACCGTGATAAAGAATCACACAATAGTACCAGTGAAGATGAAGACTTTGAACCAGTTTGTGAAACCGATGAAAAGTACCGTGAAAACGAAAGCCAATTGTTGGACAAATCATGCAAAGAATATTTGTATGTGAATTTGCCAACTCCAATTTATTCTGAGATTCTTACTCCATACAAACGGGTACATGAATTGATGGAAATGTATTGGGCTGACCGGTTTGATTCATATAAAGATACTCAGAATGTTTTGCTCCGTGAATTCAAAAATCGGAATGACCGTTACATTTCTCTGCTTGCGAAAGAATTTGAAATGCGTAAAGCCGCATCAAAATATTCCAAACAGAAAATTTCTGAGACTGGTGATATTGATGTTAACCGCATCTACAAATACCAAGTTGATGACAATATTTTCCGCAAAGCAACCTTTGTACCAAAAGGCAAATCGCATGGTTTAGTTTTGTTGCTTGACCGTTCGGGTTCAATGCAAAACAATATGGAATCATCATGGGAACAAATTTTGGTTCTCGCAATGTTCTGCCGCAAAGTGAATATTCCTTTTGTTGTTTATGGTTTTGGCAATGATACCGGTGCTTTTCAACTTGACCACGGCCGTGAAAATAATCGTTCATTCACCAAAAACCTCCACGAATTAAGTGGCTCAGATGTTTTCTTGCGTGAGTATTTGAATTCAAAAATGAGTGCAAGTGAATTTACCCGGTGCTCTAAAAATATCATGGCTTTGTCTGGTAGTTATAGTTATCGTGGCAATCGTAAATTTTCAACACCTAAGACTGAGAATTTGTCAAATACACCTATGACCGAAGCAATGATTGCCTTGAAGCCACTTGTTGAGCAATTTCGCAAGGTGAACAATCTTGATATTGTGAACACGGTTATCATGCACGATGGTGATGCAGACAGAATTACCACCATAATTGGTGAGCGTGTAGATTACAAAGGTCAATCTTACTCTAGCACGGTAGGTATTGGTCACGATCAATTCAATCTTGTTTTGCGTGATAATAAAAATAAATTTGAAGAATTGATGGTTGATGATGATGAATGTCCTTTGCGTAAATCAGTTTTCAATTGGTATCGCAAAACTACAGGTTCTAAGATTATCGGTTTCTTCATTGCTGGGACTGGTGCTGGTCTCCGTGCTGGCATTGAGCGCCGTTACATCAACGAAAAAGGTGAATCGTTGCGCCAAGTTTATGAGGGTCACTCTAATGATTCTTTCTACCAAAGAAAAGAAGCGACTAAACAACTTGCACAAATCATCAAAGCCGAAAGATTCCTAGAATCTAAAAATTCTGGTTACAATAAATTCTTTATTATTCCTGGCGGCGATGACCTTGACATTGAAAACGAAAGTTTACATGTTGATGGTGCAGTTACTGCTGGTAAACTAAAGAATGCATTTATGAAAATGAATAAGAAGAAACAAGTAAGCCGTGTTTTGGTAAATCGTTTCATTGGCGAGATTGCTTTGTGACATTTTTACAACACCACCTATTGACAAGGTGGTGTTTCCCTGTTATAATTATTGTATTGATTGATTGAAATGGAGTTTATATTATGCGTAAAGTGAATGTTTCGGCCCGTGAGAAGTTTATTTCCTTAGCCCTTGCTACTGGTAAAAAAACTTTGAATGTTGAAGATATCTGGGCAATTTGTAATGAGGCCGACCTAAAATATCCACAATGGTTCACAAAAGATCCAGAAAATCGTGCTGGTCGTGGGCTATATAAACTACCAACTGCTAATGTTTCCACAGTTGATTTATCTGCTCAAGTTTTACCTATGAAGAAAACTGAAACCGCACCTGTTGTGCCTGTCGCACAAAACCGAATCGCTAATGTATCTACCGACCTTGAGACTGGTAATCTAATTCCTCAAGTGTATAAAAATTATGTGCCCTTTGGCAACTATGAAGATTTGCTGGCTATCGTAAACAGCAAACAATTCTTTCCCATCTTTATCACTGGTCAATCTGGCAATGGTAAAACAATGTCCGTTGAACAAGCCTGTGCCAAAGCAAAACGCAAATTCGTTTGTATCTCAATGACACCAGAAACCGATGAAGGCGATTTGCTCGGTAACTTTGTTTTGATTAACGGTCAGATGGAATGGCGTGATGGTCCTGTTACTACCGCCGCACGACAAGGTGCCGTTTTGTGTATTGATGAAATTGATTACGGCGCACAAAACTTGTCCTGCTTGCAACGTGTACTAGAAGGCAAGCCTTTCATGTTGAAGAAAAAAGGCGAGATTGTATATCCTAGCGAAGGCTTTACGATTGTTGCTACAGCCAATACAAAAGGTAAAGGCTCAGAAGATGGTCGCTATATGTTCACCAACGTATTGAACGAAGCCTTCTTGGAACGTTTCTTGAATACATACGAACAGGAATATCCTCCTGTTGCAGTTGAGCGTAAAATCATCAAAAAAGAATTGACCTCCGCTGGTCGTACCGATGATGAATTTGCCGAAAAACTTGTTACTTGGGCTGATGTAATTCGCAAAACATTCTCCGAAGGTGGTGTTGATGAAATCATCTCCACTCGCCGTTTGGTACATATTTGCAAAACATATGGTGTGCATGGTGACCGAATGAAAGCGGTATCATTGTGTTTGAATCGTTTTGATACCGATACCAAAATGTCTTTCCTTGATTTGTACACCAAACTTGATGCACCAGCCAAAGAAGAAGATCCTGTTACAGTGAATGTGCCTTCATATAGTGAAGAAGTACCATTTTAATTGATACATTTACCACTAAGAGTATTGACTTACTCTTAGTGGTTTGTTATAATTATGAATCTTGAGAATGACCACCTCTCAAGTGTATTACTAAAGTGTGGTTTTATTATGGAGTTTTATTATGTCTAAGATGACTACTAAAGAAAAAATGCTTGCCGCTTTGAGCAAGACTGATGGTTACAATACCTTCACCACTGCCCAGGCACGGGCACGTTTCGGCATTACTAACGTGGCCGCACGTATCAACGAATTGCGTGAAGATGGACATGCAATTTACACCAACAGCAAAACACTTGCTAATGGTCGTAAAATTTCCTTCTACCGCCTTGGTCAGCCAACCAAGCGCATGGTTGCAGAAGGCATCAAAGCCCTACGTGCAAAGGGTGTTAGCACTTTTGCCTAATCCCTAGGCGATTGCTAAGAAGGATGTGATATATACTTATATCGCATCCTCTTTTTTTTATGGATAAATTATGGAAATAAAAGTTAAAATTGAAGACTTGAAGAAGCATAAATTGTTTGTTGCGACACCAATGTATGGCGGCATGGCACACGGCATGTATGTTAAGGCTAGTCTTGACCTACAAGCACTCATGTCCAAATATGGAGTTGAAACACGATTTTCGTTTTTGTTCAATGAATCGTTAATCACACGGGCTAGAAATTATTTGGTAGATGAATTTCTCCGCTCTGAATGTACCCATCTACTGTTTATTGATTCTGATGTTCACTATAATCCACAAGATGTAGTCGCACTTCTAGCACTTGATAAAGATGTTATTGGTGGTCCTTATCCCAAGAAAGCTATCAACTGGAACAACATCGCACTAGCCGCACGTAAACATCCAGATTTGCCAGCACATGAATTAGAAAATCTTGTTGGCGATTATGTGTTCAATGTCGTTAAAGGCACTCAACAATTTTCAGTAACTGAACCTCTAGAAGTTTTGGAGATTGGTACTGGCTACATGATGGTCAAGCGAGAAGTGTTTCCAATCTTGGAAGAAAAATATCCTCAATTGCGTTACAAACCTGACCACGTTGGGCAAGCACACTTTGATGGCTCAAGGTACATTCACGCATATTTTGATACCGTGATTGATACACTTGATAGTGCAACTGGCGGTGGTTCTGAAAGATACCTAAGTGAAGATTATATGTTTTGTCAACTATGGCGCAAAGCTGGTGGTTCTATCTTCTTGTGCCCATGGATGAAGACACAACATATCGGTACATATCCTTTCACGGGTAACCTATCTAAGATTGCTGAATTGACAGGAAAACTATAATGACAACTTGGTTGCCGCCAAAACCTGATGATATCAAAGCATCACAGACTGCAACTACAGGCGGTCGTAAGTTTGACGGAAACAAACTAGAATATGGTTTGATTCCGCCTCTTGCTCAACAAGAAATGGTACGGGTTCTCACTTTCGGTGCTCAGAAATATGAGAGAGATAACTGGAAAAGAGTTCCCGATTCCAAACGCAGATACTTTGATGCACTGGAACGCCATATATGGGCATGGAAAATGGGTGAGAAACTAGACCCAGAATCAGGTATACATCACCTAGCCCATGCTATGTGTTGCCTATCTTTTTTGTATGAGCATGATGTTAAGTATTCGCTTGACAATGCTGAATGAATATTGTATAATTAAATTTTTTTGGAGAGTATATTATGAAATTGTCTAAAGACACCTTGACCGTATTGAAAAACTTCGCATCTATCAATGATGGTATCATGTTCCGTAAGGGTAGCGTATTGCGTACCTGTGATGCATCTAAACAAGTTTTGGCTGAAACAACAATCGCCGAAACGATTGATGAAGATTTCGGTATCTATGACTTGAATAAATTCCTTGCAGTCCTAGGATTGCATCAGGATAATTCACAGCTTCAAATTGATACCGCAACCAAGTCTGCAATTATCAATGACACCAGCGGTCGTAGCAAAATTACATATCGTATTTGTGATGCGACTATGATTAAAAATGCATCCGATAAATCTGTTAAGATGCCAGATCCTGAAGTGACTTTTGCTATCTCTCAGGCGGATCTTGAATTCATTATGCGGTCCGCTTCCACTCTTGCTACTCCACACATTTCAGTAACTTCTGATGGTAGCAAAATCTTTGTCTCTGCACTAGATGACAAAAACACATCCACACACAGCAATCAACTTGATGTTGGTGCAGGTAATGGAAAGAAATATAAGATGTTGTTTAAGACCGAGAATCTGAAAATGATTCCTGGTTCATATGAAATTTCTATTTCTTTCAAAGGTATCGCACACTTTAAGAACACCACAAAGCCCTTGCAATATTGGGTTGCTACAGAACTCGGTTCAACCAGCGAAGGTTGATTTGATTTTTTTTGAATTTTTTATTATGGAGTTTTTATGCAACATTTATTGTGGACCGAAGCACATCGTCCCAAAACTATTGAGGAGTGTATTCTACCGGAACGCTTGAAGAAGCCGTTCCAAGAATATGTTAATTCGGAAAAGATTCCACACCTGTTACTATCTGGTGGTGCAGGTGTTGGAAAAACTACAGTTGCGAAAGCAATGTGTAATCAGATTGGTGCTGACTACATTATGATTAACGGTTCAGATGAATCAGGCATTGATGTTTTTCGTACCAAGATTAAAGACTTTGCATCGTCAATGTCATTCACTGGCGGTCGTAAAGTTATCATCATTGATGAGGCTGACTATCTAAATCCAAACTCAACCCAACCAGCTTTGCGTAATGCAATGGAAGAGTTTGCATCAAACTGTTCTTTCATCTTTACTTGTAATTTCAAGAATCGTATCATTGACCCACTACACAGTCGGTGTGCTGTTGTTGATTTCACATTAAAGAATGATGAAAAGACAAAGATGGCTGGCCAGTTTTTCAAGCGAATCCAGTCAATTTTGCAAAGTGAAAATGTTGAGTATGAAGACAAGGTAATTGCTGAATTAGTCAAGAAACACTTTCCCGACTTTCGCCGCATTCTGAATGAACTGCAACGCTATTCACAGTTTGGTAAGATTGATGTTGGTATTCTCGCACAGATTGGTGATATATCAATTGCAGAAATCACTAAACACTTGAAGAACAAAGACTTCGGCGCAATTCGTAAATGGGTTGCTACTGCTGACTTTGATGCCGCAACATTGTATCGTAAACTGTATGATAGTCTTTATGAAGTATTGCAACCACAAAGCATACCTCAAGCGGTTATTATTCTAGCCGATTATCAATACAAGCAAGCATTTGTTGCTGATGCTGAGATTAACACCGTTGCTTGTTTGACTGAACTTATGGTAAGCGTGGAGTTTGTATGAGTGATTTTGAAGTACATCCAATTGGAACAGCCACTGAGATTAAATATTCTCGGGAATTAGTTAAAGCGATTGAGCAGATTACATACCAGTATGGAGACGGCATCGTGCCTAAGTCTGTTTTCAATGCATACTTGAAACTAAAACACCACCATGATGTTAAACTTGAATCGGAAAATCTATGATATTAGATTTATTTAAGCCCACATTTGATTGGATCAAAGATGACTACAGTTCTCATCCTTTTCGCTTTGCTGCCGAGCTTCTTGCTTGGGCTATTAGTATTGGGTGTAGCATTACAATGGCACTTACCGTACCAACTCCTCCTCTCTTGGCTCTATATCCTATTTGGATTACTGGCTGTGCTATCTATGCTTGGGCTTCTTGGACTAGGAAATCTTTTGGCATGCTGGCTAACTACCTATTGTTGACTACCATTGATACGATTGGTTTGATTAGGATGTTAACATGAGTCCATTTGATTATGTAAACCAGATCCTGCAGGGTAAAAAGCAGATGATTGTAGATGATGCGACTGAGAAGTCCTATGAGCCATTTCTTGTGAATCGTGCGCTTTCCTATCACAAGGACTGTATCATGTATGCTAATGAAATGAATCGTAGGACTCTCCTAGACAAGAAACTGCAAAATGACTATTTACTAAATATAGTTAGGTCCAAGAAAAGACCTTTCAATAAGTGGGTTAAGGCTGAAAAAAGTGAAGATATAGCATGTGTAAAGACATACTTCGGTCTATCCGATTCTAAAGCCCGTGAAGCCTTGCGCTTACTTAGCGATGAACAAATCCAAGAATTAAAAGAAAAAACCGATATCGGTGGATTAAGGAAATGAAATGGTCGACTTATCAACCTTTGTTGAGGTGACGCTAAACGAACACGATGACTTTTTAAAAGTGAGAGAAACGCTAACCAGAATTGGTGTATCCTCACGTAAAGAACGGGTTCTATACCAGTCTTGCCACATCTTACACAAACGTGGACAGTATTATATTGTCCACTTTAAAGAATTATTTGCGCTAGACGGAAAACCATCTAGCATCATAGATAACGATATTGAAAGGCGAAACGCAATAGCTAAACTCCTAGAAGAATGGGGTCTAGTTAAGATTGTTAATCCCGACATTATGGTAGACAAGATTGCTCCGATTCATCAAATTAAGATTATATCTTACAAAGAAAAAGATGAATGGGAACTAGTCAGCAAATATAACATTGGAAAGAAATCTCAAGAATGATTGAGGTGAACTATGAAAAAAGTGAAAGAAAAAATTACAGAGTTAAAAAACATCTACACTGGTGAGATTGTTTGCACCAGCAATTTGTATGAGAAAAAAGTGGATAGCACAATGACATTTATTCAAGTTTACAAGCCGCAAGAACCACAAAGAAAATACTTCGTAAATGGTGCGGCCTTCGTAAAGTTGCATAAATAACTGTACCCACCTTAGGGCTGTTTGATGCTACGGTATAAGGCGTCCGTGTAATTACACCTCCGACACGATAGTTTGGACCAGTATAAGGTAAGCTGGAAGTTATGCCTTCGGGGTAACATTTTTTTAACTTGCTTTTAAAGGAGAACTTTATGACAACATTAAGATTCACACATCTATACCCTTCCGTTGTTGGCTTTGACCGACTACTTGACACATTTGATACCATGCTAACGGAAAAACCTACCACTTTCCCTCCACACAACATTGTTAAAGTTGATGATAATAATTATCTCGTTGAACTTGCTGTTGCTGGATTCGCCGAAAGTGAAATCACTATTGAGGTGTTGAAAAATACTTTGACTATCAAAGGCGAAAAAGGCCTTGATGACACCAGAAACTATTTACATCGTGGTATTGGCACACGTTCGTTTAAGAAAACTGTAACGTTGGCTGATACTGTGCAAGTTGATGGTGCAAGTTTGGATAATGGTGTTCTTACAGTAAAACTTATCAATATTGTACCAGTTGAAAAACAACCGGTTAAAATTGCTATCAATACAGTAAGTAAACCACAATTACTCCAAGAAAAAGTTTAATTATTACCTGAAAAATCTGCCTTCTTGTGTTATAATAAGCACTTGAAGGCAGAAAGTAAACTATGAAAATTGCTCTAGCATCCGACGTACACCTTGAATTTGGTGAAATATCTTTTGAGAATACCGAGAACGCTGATGTTCTTATTCTCTC